AAATCGGTGCCAGAACCAGTTCCGATGAGATAAACGAATACTCGGCGACCGCCTCCGCGTGGTAAGGAGAGTCTCCTGCACGCTCGATGACGCTCACCTTCCTCAGCCCAAGGTGCGTCCACGTTGGGTGAGCGGCCCCCCACGTGCCAAGGTTGAGATGAGAGATAACCTCCGTCTCGGTGAGCGGGTTGTTCTGTAGCGTGTCGTTGGATAGCACCAGATTCCATCGACGCACGGCGACCTCGGGGATCCCGAGCTCGGCTTCGTACGTCCGGGCAAGTTCGTGGCTCGATGCAATGCCCATCAGTTTCGATCCCCGAATGACGAGTAGCCCACGATGGCCACCGGCTGGTTGAAGTAGTTGGCCGCCGCCTGGCCGATGCCCGTGGCAATCCGCTCGAGCAGCTTGGTCTGCAGCCGCTCCTGAATGAGCCGGGGATCCTGAGCGTTGGCCGTAAGCTGCAGCACCAGGGCGGCACCCTCAGCGGTGCGGATGTCGCTGCCCGTGATGGTCTGCGAACCCAGCGTGTTCAGTTTCGTGAGCCGCTCTTCCTGCCGCTTGGCTTCGGCCTCGGCGGCCTTCTGCTGCTCTTCAAGCACCTTCTGCTGGTACTTGAAGATTTCTTCCTGCACACGCCGCTGCTCGTTGGCGGCGGCTTCGGCGGCTTGGCGTTGCTGGTCGGCGTACTTCTGCTGCAGCCGCAGGGCATCTTGCTGTGCCTTGTCTTGCTTGGCTTTTTCATCCGCAGCGTACTCGTCCTTTCTCTTTTTGATCTTCTCAAGGTTCTTAATCTCGTTGTTGAAGAGCTCTTGCTGCCGGGCCACCTCGGCGTCGAACGCCGTTTTGTCGAGGATGCCGGCGGACGCCTGCTCTTGGGCGGCAGCAATGCCTTCCTGCAGACGAAACGCAGCGTTGAACCCGGCTTTGCCGAACTCCTCAGACTTGGCAATCAGCCCGTCGATGTTCTTATCAACCGCTTGGAACGCAGCCTGAAAGCCTTGGCCGAAGCCCTGCTCCAAAGCCTGCTGCTGGTCTTCGAGCTTGCTTTGCAACTGGTCAAGCTCCGCCTGGCGGGCGGCAGCAACGTCAGCGTCGGCGGCATTGCCGGCCGCACGGGCGGCGGCGAGTTGCTCCGACACCCGGGCCTGCTCACGCTGCACGGCAAGCAGATCCTGCTCCAGCTTCACGGTCGCACTGTTGGCCTCCAGCAGCCCGTCGATGCGGGCTCGGTCGGCGTCAATCAGTCGCCGCTGCTCGTCCTGCAGTTGCTTTACCTTGCCGATCTGGGCGTCGTACTCAGCGTTGGCGGCGGCTACACCACGGCGAAGCGTCTCCTCGTTGATGACTCCGCCCTCAAACTGCTGCCGCAGTTCTTCGAGCTTGTTCTGGAACTGCAGTGCTGCGTCAAAACCGGTTTGGCCGAACTGGGCAGCATCGTCGATAGCCTGCGAAATCTCGGCCCGCAGTCCAGCGACGGTGGCCTGGGCATCCGCCTCAATCTGCAGTTCGATCTTGGCGTCATTCTCAATGCGGGCGATCTCGTCTCGGAACGCATCGCCAGCACGAGCGGCAGCACGCCGGAAGGTCTCTTCGTTGATCAGCCCGTCGTCCAGCTGTGCCTGCAGTTCTCGGATCGACTCCTGATACTGCAAGGCGGCGTCAAACCCGGCCTGTCCAAAGGCGGCCGACTCGTTGATGGCGTCGCTCACGCTCTGTCGCACTCGGTCAAGAGACTTCTGCAACGCATCGGCCTCGGCCTGCGATTGCTCAAGCGAGTCAGCGATCTGCGACACGCCGCCGGCAGAGCCATCCGCCTCCTCGCCAAACAGACGCAGCGTCCTGCCAAGCAGGTTCAGCTGGCCAACCAGCGGTATCAGATCGACGATGGACGTGGCGAGTGCCTGCGACGCCGTCTGATTCTCCTGAGAGAACCTGTTGACCGATGCAGTGATCTCCGTGAACGCCAGCGTTACGTTCGCCGCACTGTCAGCAAACGCTGCGGACGACTGGTCTGCAAAGCCCTTGGCGGCGATCGACGCCCGGTCGAGCTCGTCGCCGAATCGGGCAATCTGCTCCCGCTGCCTGTCAGAGATGGCGGCACCGAGCCGCTCGAGCTCCTGTCTGGCGGTCGCCAGTTCATCAAACACGGGAAGAAGTTCAAGCCCAGCCTTACCGAACAACTGCAGAGCAACCGCAGCACGGCGAGCCGGATCGTCAATCTGCAGCAGTGCAGCGGCCACGTCCGTAAACAGCTGCTCTGGCGTGGCAGAGCGCACCTGATCGACAGAGATGCCCAGGTCGCCGAACGCCGACACGGCGGCACTCGATCCTGTGCGGGCATCATTCACCGACTTCAGGAAACGATTGAACGAACTGCCCAGCTCGTCAACGCTCGTGCCCGTCTTGACCGCAGCCACCTGCAGCACTTGGATGAAGTTGAATGACACGCCAAGCCGGGAGGCCAACTGCGTCAGCCGCTCTACCTCGGCCTCAAGCGTCAGCAGGTTTCTTCCCACGGCCACGGCAGCAGCCCCGAAGGCAGCGGTGGCGGCAGCGGCGGCGGTGAACGGGTTGATGACGGACGCAGCCGCTGTGCCGAGCGAAGCCAAGTTGGCGTAGATGTCCCCGGTGAACACCCGCTGCAACCCCTGTGCGGCACTGGAGATGCCAGACAGCCGGCCTGCGATGTTGCCAAGAGGGCCGGGCAAGGCGGCGAAAATGCCGCTGATCTCGTTGAACTTGAGCCCCTGCACTGATGCCCGCTGCACTTCGTCGGCAAGCGTGTCTGCGGATTTACTGGCCCGAGCCAAGGCCGCATCCGCCTGGGCGACGCCACGGGCGTACGTCTCGCTGCCGATCGCACCAACACGCACGAGCTCGTTGAGCCTGGCTATCCGCTCGGCATGAATCTCCTGCTCTGTGCGAAGTTCTCTGGTGACTCGCACACCCTCCTCAAAGGCGTCGGCAGTCTGCCGCACCTCCTGCTGCAGTGCCTCAAACTGCTTGGCGTATTCCTGCGCGTTGAGTCCGCCGGCGAGTTGCTGCGACAGTTCTTCAAACCGCTGATTGAGAGAAGCCTGGGCGGTCGCTGCCGCCTGGCTGTCCTTGGCGAACTTGTCGAACACGGCCGTGGTCTTCTCGGCCTGCTGCCCCAACTTCTCAAGAGCCCGCTCGGCCGGCGTGAGGTTCTTCACCACGCCAGAGGCGTCGGCGGAAACCTTCATCGCAAGTGAGAGGATGTTGGCCATAGCTGCTACTGCTCAAAGATGCCGGCGAGCTTTGCAAGCTCTCGGGCCATCTCCTCTGATGTCTGCGGTGGCTTCTCGGTCGGTACGAAATCGGACGCCTTCGGTGCCTTGCCTTTCTCGCTGTACGGTGCGAGCACGGCACTGGTGAGCAAGCCTGTCTGCTGCCACGGATCCGGGAGAGCGTGGTAGTAGCGAGTGAACGCCACCCACTCACTGAGCTCCTGCGAATCCATGCGGCGAGACAACTCACGCACCGTCATGCCTAGGTGCCCGGCGAGGCGGAAAAGAAACCTCCGCATCGGCCGGGTCTTCAGTTTTTTGCGAGTTCCTCCACGTCGCTCTCGGTCATGTTGTTGTGCTTCATGGCTTTTTCAAAGAGCTTCGACACCACGGCCGAAGACTTCTTCGCCAGCTGCTCGATGCCCTGCTCGTCGAAGAGCCGCTCGCCACTCTCGGGGTGGCACAGGCAGCGGGCCAGGTACTTCGTTCGGAAGTTGTCGATGCCACGCTCCTTGTTGCCGATCCACTCCTTCTCGTAGGAGTCCCGCTCCTCGACGGTCATCACACGGATGCCGAGCACCAGCGGCTTACCGCTGGCGTCCTTCCACTCCCGCACCGTCACCTTGAGCACGGACAGATCGTCCGAGGCGAGAATCTGGGCGGCGAGTTCCTGCACAGTCAGGGCCATGAAAATCTCCTAGGCTTGGACTCTGAGCGTGACGCCGTAGCGGGTCACGTCGTTCACCACGCCTTGAAACGTCAACTTCTCAAGCACTGCCGTGGCACGGTAGGCAAACCCGCCGCCAGCAATCGTGACGAGCGAGCGGACGCCGTAGTTGGCGGTCGAGACGTTGGCCGTTGCAAAGCACGACATCTCTATAGTGCCTAGGTCAAGCGTCCACGTACTGGCGCGAGCCAACGGCAGAGCACCGCCGTGCGTCACGCGCAGATCGAAGACTTCGCTGAACGCGACGCCGTTCCACGTCGCCGTGACGCCCGCTGCGTACTCAGCCATGACGGGCCTCCGTCAGGCTTAACGATCAATGAGGATCGTCACCTGGCCCCGGATGGCATCGTTGGTGGCGAGCGTGAGCGTCGAGCTCTGCACCGTGCCGCCCTTGCTCAGAAGCGAAGAGCCGCCCACGGTGATGGACAGCGTGCCGGTGGACTTGTCGTTGATGAGGGTGGTGCCGACGTAGTCGAACTGCACCGTGCGGCCGGTGTCGCCGGAAGCCGAGCCGGCCAGCGGCAGATCGAGAGTCCTGGCGGTTTCGCCGGTGGTCTGGCCCAAGTGCGCCACGTTGATCTTCTCGTCCTCGGCCGCCGGGTCGGTGAACGACACGACGATGTTCGTGACGGTGTACCTCGTGGCGGTCGTCGGCCACGTCACCACCGTACCGGCACCATCATGCGGCGTCTCG